CAATTATTCAACACATCAAAATAGATTATACTTACATATGGATATGAGTAGTATAAATGCAGATGAGTACATCATCATTGAGTGTTATAGAAAAATCGATCCTACAGACTTCACAGACATCTATAACGACATGTGGTTGAAAAGATATGCAACTGCATTAGTAAAATACCAATGGGCGGAGAACTTATCCAAGTTCTCAGGAATACAATTGCCTGGCGGAGTATCATTAGATGCAGGTCAAATGAAGACAGAGGCACAAGAGGCAATTACAAAATTAGAAGAAGAATCCAGACTGAATTATGAAATGCCAGTTATGGATTTAATGGGGTAGCTAAATGCCAACCAATGTATTTTTTAATCATGCAGTAAGCACTGAACAACATCTTTACGAAGATTTAGTTGTTGAGTCATTGCGATTTTATGGTCATGATGTATACTATCTACCTAGAGAGATTGTAGAAGAAGATAAAATACTAGGCGAAGATATCCAGTCTACTTTTGGTGATTCTTATCAAGTAGAGATGTACTTAGACAATGTTGAAGGTTTTGAAGGTGAAGACTTGTTTTCAAAATTTGGTGTTCAAGTACAAGAAGAAGCAACATTCACATTAGCACTTAGAACATGGGAAAGATTCATTTCTTTAGATAGCAACCTTGCAACAAGTCTAAGACCAAATGAAGGTGATCTCATATACTTCCCACTTTCAGGTTCTTTATTTGAAATACGATATGTAGAAGATCAGAATCCTTTCTTTCAAATCGGAAAACTTTTTGTCTTCAAACTCAAGTGTTCATTATTCGAATACTCAGGCGAAGACTTTGATACAAATATTGATGCTATTGATCTAGTAGAAGATCAGAATGCATACACTATTCAAATGACAATGGCAGATGGTTCAGGCAATTATTATCCAAATGAAAACATATCGTACAACAGTTCAGTGATAGGTGAAGTTGTATCATGGGTGCCTTCAACAAGTAAACTCACAATCAAAGATGTAACAAGAACATTAGAGGTGGGTGATACACTTGTGGGTGCTGGTGGTGCATCATGGAATATATCATCAATTACTGATATACTTACAATCAATGCAAATGAAGGCCTTGCAACAAACAAAGAGTTTGAAGATGCAGAAACATCTTACCTAGACTTTAGTGAAACAAATCCATTCGGTGAACCATAATGTTCGGCACATATTTTTACAATGAAACGATAAAGAGAAGTGTGTCTATCTTTGGTACTCTTTTCAATAATATAAAGATCAAAAAAACTAAATCAGATGGTACTGTTCTAACTGAACAGATCGTGCCTATTTCATATGGCCCAAAACAGAAATGGTTGCAAAGACTCAATCAAGATCCCAAGGCAAGAGACGCCAATATTACTGCAATGACATTGCCAAGACTTGCATTTGAAATGACTGGTTTTGAATATGATGCTACTAGACAACAAAACAAACTCATAAGACATTCAAAGTCTACAACAGAAACAGATGGTACAAATAGAAAGTATATGTATCAACCTGTACCATATAATTTAAATTTCACTCTCAGTGTTATGTGTAAAAATATGACAGATGCATTACAGATTGTAGAACAAATTTTACCATATTTTCAACCAGAATATACTGTTAGCATGAAAATGATTGATGATATGTCAGATGTAAGAGATGTACCTATAGTACTGAATAACATAACTCTGGAAGATTCATATGAGGGTAATTATGAAGAAAGAAGAGTTATAACATATAATCTAACTTTTACAATGAAAGTATACTTCTTCGGACCTGTTTACACTGGTGGAATCATCACCAATGTTATTGAAAGAGAATACATTAACGATCAGGCAGGAGTATTTACAACAAGTCAGATAGATCAATCTGGTCTTGTCAAAGAAGTTAAACATTACGAACCTGCATTCTCAGCGATTGCAAATACAGTTTCTAACTCGACTACAATCACTTTTGATACTGCAATAAATAGTAAGATAAGTGTTGGAGATGAAGTATTTTATACAGGAAACACACCTAATCCAACAATCAGTAGTATTGCAAATGATAAATTATCAATCATATTGAATACTGCTGTAACTATAACTGAACCGAAAACGATTATGTTTGTAGGATCAGTTGAACCAAATGACACATTTGTAGTTGCAGAAACAGTGACATTTTATGATGATGGTGCCAAAGAGACATTTAGTGAAACAGATGATAGTTAATTATGCCAAAAAATATAGATTCAAAATTAGATGATATCTTAGATATCTCTTCTGAAATAAAAACTCAAACAACAGAAGTAGTCAAAAAGGTTCCTGAGAAATCTCAGAATATTGAGAATGATTACAAATATGCCAGAGAGAATCTCTACAATCTCGTAGAGAGAGGACAAGATGCAATTGATGGCATACTAGATGTTTGTAAAGAAACAGAGAATCCTAGAGCATATGAAGTTGCAGGTCAATTAATTAAAACTGTAGGTGAAACTGCAGAAAAACTTTTAGATGTTCAAAAGAAACTAAAAGATTTAGAGAAAGAAGACGAACAGAAAATAGGAGTTCAACACAACCACCTTTATGTGGGGTCAACTTCAGAACTGCAAAAGTTTCTGAAGAAATCAAAAACAGATGGTTAATCCAAAAAACGAAGGTTATCTTGGAAATACTCTGGTCAAAAGAGCTGGAGTTGAAACCAAGTATACAGAAGAGGAAATGCAGGAATACTTAAAGTGTTCCCAAGAACCTGTTCACTTCATAGAAAATTACACTCAAATTATTTCACTAGATGAGGGGTTAGTGCCGTTTACTCTTCGTGGATATCAAGAAGCATTAATAGATCATTACAACACTAATCGTTTTAATGTTGTTCTTGCAAGTAGACAGAGTGGTAAGTCTATAACATCTTGTGCATACCTACTGTGGTTTTTATTGTTTCATCCAGAAGTAACAGTTGCTGTTCTTGCCAACAAAGGTGCAATTGCAAGAGAGATGATCGCAAGGATCGTAACCATGTTAGAGTCTGTTCCTTTCTTTCTACAACCTGGTGTTAAGATACTTAACAAAGGAAGTATTGAATTCGCAAACGATTCTAAAATAGTTGCAGCTGCAACATCATCTAGTTCGATTCGTGGTATGTCAATAAATTTATTATATCTCGATGAGTTTGCATTCGTTGAGGGTGCAGAAGAGTTCTATACATCAACTTATCCTGTAGTCACATCAGGTAAAGATTCAAAGGTTATTATTACATCTACTGCAAATGGTGTTGGTAATATGTTCTACAAGATATATCAGTCTGCTGTTCATAATCAATCAGAGTACAAACATTTTACAATCAACTGGTTTGATGTGCCAGGCAGAGATGAAGAATGGAAAAAACAAACTATTGCAAACACTTCGGAAGCACAATTTGAACAAGAATATGGTAACAGTTTCTTAGGAACAGGTAACACACTTGTGAATGCAGACACATTATTAGGAATGAGGACAAGAGAACCAGAGTATGTTCAGAACTCATTTAAATTATATGAAAAACCACAAGAGGGTCATGTATATGTATGTACTGTTGATGTGTCAAAAGGTCGTGGTTTAGACTATTCGACATTTAGTATTTTTGATACTTCTGTACAACCTTTCAAACAAGTTGCAACATATAGAGACAATATGATCAGTCCTATGTTGTTTCCAGACATCATAAATAAGTATTGTAAACCATATAATGATGCATTAGTTTTAGTTGAAAACAATGCAGAAGGCGCTATGGTTGCTACACAATTACATTATGATATTGAATATCCAAATGTTTTCACACAAGGACAACTGAAAGCAGAAGATATTGGTATCACAATGACTAAAAAGATAAAAAGAATTGGTTGTTCTACACTAAAAGAACTAACAGAAGAAAATAGATTGGAGTTAGTAGATAGAGAAACTATCACAGAATTGATGACTTTTGTTTCAAAGGGAAACACCTTTGAAGCAGATAGAGGTTTTCATGATGATTGTGTAATGAATTGTGTATTATTTTCATGGTTTGTAACCACTGAATATTTCACACATTTAACAGATAAATTAGTAAAAAATTTATTATATTCGGAACAACAGAAACAAATTGTTGAAGATATAGTTCCAGCAGGTATTTTTGATTATCAGAGAGAAGAATCATTTGTTGATCCTAATGGTGATAGATGGTTTATTGATGTTGTTGAATAATGATAGATTATAAATAAAACCGTAAAACAAAACTTTTTACATTAACAGGAGAAAAGTATGGCATTTCAAGTATCACCAGGCGTACAAGTCAGCGAAATAGACTTGACAAATGTTGTGCCTGCAGTATCAAGCACTACAGGTGCTTTCGCAGGTACTTTCAAATGGGGCCCTGTTGATGAAGTAGTAACAGTTTCAGACGCTAAAGGTTTGGTAGATGAGTTCTTTTCACCTGCAAACACAAATGCTGGAGCTGAAGACTTTTATTCAGCAGAAGCATTCTTGAAATACGGTTCATCATTAAGGGTAATTAGAATTAACTCAACTGGTTTGTATAGTGCAAACCAAGGCGGAAATTCAACAACACTTCTTAAGAATGAAAGCGAATACGAATCAACATACCAAGACGGTTCACAAAATGCAACCGTTGGTACATTCGTAGCAAGATATGCAGGTGCCTTAGGAAACTCATTAAAAGTTTCAGTATGTGCTTCATCCGATGCTTATTT